TTGTTCTTTTTTCTTTATTTCCTTTTTAATCCTAAATTGTTGTAATTTCACAAATAAATTGGTGAATCCATTACGGAATCTTTTATTAATCCCATTAACTGATTTAGGTATAAAGAAATGTATAAATACTTGAAAAACTAACGCCAATACTATAAAGGGTATTGCTAATACTACCGCTATAAAGGTACCTACTTTAATTAAAAAGTAATCCGTTACATTGGAATTCATTAGTTGGTCGGATACTAAACTAATATTATCTTTTTCTTCTTGATTTTGATTCTGTTGATTACATGTACTACATCCCATAACTTTATTTTTTTACTTAAAACTAATTAAAAAAACGAAAAAGTAACTATTATTATGTACTAACACTTACTTTAATGTCCTTATTTGGGTATTTTACCTCAAACATTCCATTAGGGATTCCAAATAGAGTATATCTATTTAATAAGTCAACTTGACGTGTGGCATCATCTAATAACGGTTGTGCTATTTCATTAAAAGAATATTTTCCATTCTCATTAACTTTATTATATATTCTTAAATCCGTTACATTTAATACCCCTGCAACATTGTTTATATTCTCAATTAAATCAGATAGGTAAATATTATCACCCATATCCCATTTATTGATATCCATATAATCGGTAATTGAAGTTATTACTCCTGATATGATTTCCCCTTTAGGTATATTCTTATCAACAAATAAATCAACTTCAAACCCTAAATTTATTACTTGCCCATTCTTTATGGTTACGTAATCATTTATCATTCTATAATCTGCCAAATATTCGGCAATATTTTCTTTTAATGTAGAGGTGGATTGTGTAGTTAATTTTCCATTCTCATCTAATGCAAGGATAGAAACATTAACTTTATTTCTTTCTTCCCAAACACCAGTCCTAAATGGAACCCCATATCTACCCGGCATTAACTTTACTCTACTTTGATAATCTTTTATTGTCACACATCTATGTTGTGATGAAAAGTTATATCTAACTAAATTTCTAATTTCTTCTATTGATGGTTGTCCTAACCCTCCCATTGCAGGGATTGGGTTGTTAATAGTTAAACTTTCTCTTACTTGTGTATTAATATTACTATCATTACCATTAACGATGAAATTAATTACCCCTAATTGGGTTAATACGTTAGGCCCAATGTTAGAACTATTACCACCCCCTACTCTGTATCTAATAAACATAGTATTACTCACAGGTGGGATATCTCCCAATGATGAATTATTAATTAAATTTCCTATTCTATCTATTTGACCTCTACACCCCACAAAATCATTTAATGCGGAAGTATCGGCTTCACCACCACCGAAAATAATTCTACAAAATCCATTATCCGTAAAATCTTTTATAAATCTTTGTGGTGCATTTTTCCATTTACCTGGAGAAATACTACTATTATCACTCAATGTAGTATCATCAGTAGTATAAATTTCTGCTTGTGCCAACGCTGGTACTTCATACCAATTATTTTCAAACGCTGCCCACTCACTTTCGGTTGGGTTAGTAGTAAAATTAGTTCCTTCTTTAGTAATAATGTTTTCAATAGATAATACATTATCATCAGGTAATATAATTTCATTAAAGGGTTTATAATCTTGTATTTCAATAATCTTTTTAAATATTTTAGTAAACCCATTTAAAACTATTTCTCTTTTTACTAAATTATAACTTTGTATTTGACCACTACTATCAATATTAGGTAGAATTAATCTATTGGGTATACCTCCTGTTGTAAATGGAGATGTAAAGTCACAATCTTCCATTAATTCAAATACTTTACCTGCACCATTTGCTTGGGATCCTTTAAGAATTTTAGGTGCGTAAGATAAATCAAAGGTGTCTCCTTTTACAGGAACTGTTACTGTCCAATCCACAATTGTAATACTAGGTCTCTTTCCCGGTACATTCAATCCGAAAGTTCTAGCTAATTCTAATAAAGACGATCTTTCTTGAGCATAATCTATTTGAGTTTCATTAAACATTCTATCGGTTTGGAAAGATAACATGTCTCCTACCGCAGCATTTAACTCTAATAACATCATACCCACAGAGGCATCATTAAAATCAGAAAATACATCTGGATAATATTGTTTAATAAATTTTACTAACTGATCCCTTACATCAGCGAAATTTCTAGCGTTATAATCAATTTTCTTTATCATAATTAAAATGTTAACTGTATGGTATCTGAACTACTAAATGTACCTTCAGTAACAGTATATTTTAGTTCAACTATTATTAATTCTTGTATATCATCATTTCTAAATGTTATATCATTAACATATAGATTTGGTATATATTTTTTAATTGTTTCGTTTAAATTATTTCTAATATCATCATGTGTGATATTATCGTTTGGCTCAAAAATATATTTTCTTAAATCACTACCAAAATCAGGTAGGTATAACCTTTCCCCTTTATTTGTTAATAATAGATGTAATAAGTCCGATCTAATAGCATCTTTATCTGTACTATTTAATTTAAAATAATACCCGTTTTCACTATCTCTAAAAGGGAAATCAATATTTATATATCTTTTATCTGCCATTTGTATATAAATATTCTACAATAAATTTTTTAAAAGAAAAGTATTAATATAAAAAAAAGGTACCCATAAGAGTACCTTTTAATTAAATATATGTGTGAGTTAATTAAGTAATTTCACATGCACCACCTGCACAAGCTAACTCTGAAGTTAAGGTAGTTTCATCTTTATCTTCTACAATTTTAGATAAATCTATATCTTGTAGGAATTGAAACATTCTTTCGTATTGTTCCTCAGTTATATCCTCAAAAGGGGCTTGTACATAAGTTCCACCATCATATGGTAATACAGACAACCCATTATAGTGTTCTCTATTATCCCACATCCATTCACCTGCCAATTCCCAATCTTCTTCTTTCAATGAGATGGTTGCAGATACATTATGACTATTAGAACCATTTCTATGTCCACTTTTAACCCATTCCGTTGCCACTTTTTTCACTCTTTCTAAAAGTTCGAAAGCAGATTCAGTTCTTAAAATAGAACCTTCTGGTGCGGCTTGAGGGATAGATATTACTGCGGTATCATGTCCACGAAAATAATCATCTTCTACTAATTCAGGATGATTTTGTTTTAAGTATCCATAAATAGATTCATTTTTACCTACTCTTATTCTTCTAATATAGAAGTCATTATGCCACGCATGTATACCTGATGAAGTACCTAATGTTAATGAAGTTGTCCCTGCAGGTTTAACTGTAGTTGTTCTAGCAGCTTTATTAATTCCTAATATTTTAGCAACTCTAGAATTTTCCCTTTTAACAACGTCTGCAGCTTTAGTCATATCATAACCTAATACTCTTCCTGACCCTATTCCTGTCATTGATACACCAATCAACGCATCTTTTTCAGTAGTTTCTCTCCATATATCTCTTAGATAATGGAAATCAGTGTATCCAGCTTGTAATGTACCAATAAATGCTGCAGCTTTAACTCTTTCGTTTAAATCTTCTTGAGATTGGATGTTACTCACATTTACTTCACATAGATTACAGAATTGGTAAGGTCGTAGAGCAATCTCACAACAAGGATTAGTTCCCCAATCTTTATCATTATTTAAATAAATTCCTGGTTCACCAGATTGACTCAATTCAACTCTTTTCCAAAGATTCATAAAAAACTTTTTAGTAATTTTATGTCTCATTAAACAAGCTGAATTATTTGCTCTACCTCTTTGTGGATTAAGTTCCCACCAGTTTCCTGATTTACAACCAATCATTAAATCATCATCTGCACTAAATAAACTAATTAGTGCTGCTCTTCTTATACCACCTGCCAATACTGCATCTGCAATATGACAAACAATATCATGAACTTCAACAGTAGATAATTTATCACCATCTTCATGATTTTCTAAAATACCAGTAATCTTAAGAATACATTCTTTTAATGGTTGAGGTCCCGGTGCTTTACCACCAGATGTTATTAATCTCGCACCTTTAGGGCGAATATCAGAATAATCAAATTCAATTCGTGAACCTTTACCATTTAAGTATGATTTCATTAATACTTTAATCGCATCTGCCCAACCTTCAATAGAATCTCCAATAAGGAATCTTCTTTTTCTTTTAGGGTAAGGTTTATTTACGGGTGGTAATTTTTCAACGTGATGTTTTTGTACGGAATAACCTACACCAGTTCCACCTAATAATAGAAACATACACTCACTAAAGGAATCGATATGGTCAATAGGCATATATGCACAATTATAAATTCTGTTTGGGGATATCTCAATTGGTTTACCACCAAATTGCATACTCCTCATTGAGGGTAATACTTTCTTATCATATACAAATTTATAATTTTTTTCAATATCCTCTTTTAATTCAGGATATTTCTTAATGTGCATGTTTTTATTCCTGGTGACTAACTCTTCCCAAGTTTCTCTTCTATTAAAATCGGGTAGATATCTAGCATATTTCATGTAGACTGTTATATCCGATAAAATCTTATTTGACAACTTCATTTTCTTCTCTATTTTTTTTCTTATTATTTTATAGGGTGTTAAACCCCACTATGATTATATACCCTATAATCATTTTAAACGTATAAAAAAACTTATTATTCGCTATTCCCCATGATGCCTTTCTTCTTTTTCATCGCTTCAATCACAAGATTAGATTTCTTTTTTTCTTCTCCTTTTTCGAAATCTAAAAATGAAACATCACTCGACATTGTAGTATCTATCTTCAATGTACCA